TTAATGTTCTTATGTGTGTCATTGTTCTCCCTTATAGTGCCGAATAAATTTCGTCCCAATTTTTAATCTTACTTTTTAATTGTGTCATTAACATTTTCTCTAATCTTTGTCTAATTGTAATTGCGTCATTACCAACAACTCTAGCATAATTATCGTGTACAAATGCTAATGACTCATATGCCTTTGCTAATTTTCTATCTTTTAATATTTTCTCAGCAACATATATTCTTGCTTGAAAATGGTTATTATGATGTGTCTTTGCTCTGATATATTGTAAATCAGATACCGTAGCAACTGCTTCTTTTAAAAAACTATTTCTAACTTCTTTTAGTGTCTTTTTCATCTTCTTCTTTTTCTTTTTCTTGTTCCTCAAACTGCTCGTTGTTTGGTGTATTGTTTGCTAGATCATCTAAAAACTTATCAAGTTCTTTATCCATTATAAATTCTTTATCATTTTAGATACAACTTCAGATAACTTTTTCTGCCATTCTTCTTTGTATCTTTCCTTATATTTATCTATTGTTTCACTTGAAGTTGACCAATCATTAATATCTTTTACAGAAATATCATCACTTATTGGTCTAGTTACTACTTTTTCTCCAGAAGTACCATCTACTGCTGGTTTATATGCCCCACCCTCATAATTTGGGTCATATCCGTCTTGTCCTGGGGTTACTTTAACTGCGTGTTGAGCATAATCGTGCCCAATATCGTATGATTCTTTTACTTTATCAGTTTCTTCTTCTCTTTTTTCTGATACGGCTTCAAAACCATAATCTATATCTAAATTGTATTCTCTCACTTGTGCCTCTCTATCTGCTGGATTAGGTAAACAATCCCATATCCAAGCTTTGTGTAAATTATTGTTGTTGTCTTCTAGTACAATATAATTTGTACCTTTTCTAATCACTTTTCCATTAATATCTTCTTTAATGTATTTAACTTTATCTCCTATATTAAAGATTTGTTCTCTAATATACATATCTCTTATTTGATTTTGTTCAAATTCTTGTAAGGTTTTAACTGGTCTAAAGTTAGTATCGTATTCCATACTTGCTACTAATCTCATTCCTTTTCTTACATCTTTAAATAAATCTGTTGCGTTTCTATATCCTGTAGGCAATCCTTTTTTGAAAGTTTGAAGATCATCTTTACTAGCAGCGTCCCTCATCTTACTTGCTGACATACCTGCTACACCTTCTGAATCTGGATCTCTTTCACCTGCTGATAATACATTAATATTATCAAAGTTATAATGTCCGTGCCTACTTCTTACATCATTGTACTTGTTTAAAATTGTTTCAAACTCTCTAACTCTATCACTACCTACGACCATAAAGATTTCAGTATATCCTTGTCTGTACAATCTACTTGCAATATCTAAAATCATATTTGTGTTATTGATTTCAATGTTTCTACTATACTTTGGAAACATAAATTTCATATGAGTTAATTTAGTTCTAGGAGATAATGGATTCTTTTTAGGATCATTACTTCTACTTAAAAATATTTTAAAAGTATCTGCTCTAACACTAGCAACTTTCTTAATTAGTTTCTCGTGTCCAGATGTTGGTGGATTGAATCTACCAAATGTAAATGCAATAGATTTTCTTCTTCTAACTGCTTCTGATTTTAAACTATCTATTTCTTTATCAGTTACAATTCCGTCATCTAAAATCTTTTTACATTTTTTGTAAAAAGTGATGTAGTGATATTTCTCTAACATCTTATAGATAACTGCTTTTGGTAATCTATTCTTAATACCATATTGTCTTATTTCTTCAGGCGACATATCACTATCAAACGCTTTTCTTCTTTCTGCGTCTACCTTATCACCTACTTTAATTATTAATTCTATGTCGTATTCTATTTCGTCTAGTTTATCTTTTACTTTGTCTTGTAAATTTAAAACATCATTTGTTGTTAGTCCTTTTAGTTCTTTGTAATCTATTATATCTCTTTTTAATTCACCTTTGATTACATCTAATTCTTGTACTTTTTTATCAAAGTCTTTTACATATAAAGAAGGATCAAATTCAAAGTCTTCAGGTCTTTTAATAAATTTATTTTTACCTATATCAAATACTGCGTCTGCCTTTTTATTTTGATCGTCATAAGTTTCTTTGTCTGTAATAAAATAATAGTTAATAGGATGTCTTGTACCAGGTATTAATTTACCTTGTATGTTATCTGGATTTTTAGCAGATAAAAACTTTTGAGATAGTCTTAATCTTTCTTCTTCTTGTTTTTCTTTTGGTACATCAAACAATACATTGATGTCAAGGTCTGCGTCATCTCTATATCTTTTAGTTAGAATAGAACCTATTAAAGAATAATCTAATATAGGATATTCTTTTTTAAATTCTGTAAACTGCTTCATTATCTGACCGATAATTTCAGGTTTAATTTTTGGATCTTTATCTTCAGGATTAGAGAACACACCTGTAGCATATGATTGTCTAGGCACATCAATGACTGCTTCGTTTTGTTTTAAATACTTAAATAAGTAATCTTTAAATCCTATGCTCATATTCTTTTCTTTAGTTCTAGTTCTCTTTTAATCCACGCCATTGCCGTACGATTTTCTGGTTTAGTTCTTAATCTACTTCTAATAAATTTTGAAGCAGTAGATAAAGTTTTTGTAACTAATTCTTTTTCATCTCTACTATTATCTACAATTAACATTTTAGAAGGACCAAATACTCTTTGAAACGCACCCATATTTAATTGTACTTTTTGCCAACTTTTCTTTGTAATATATTCTGGTATACTTCTTTCTCTACTTTTATTTCTTTGCAATGCAACATCTAAACTTGTATTTACAAATATCATATAACAATCATACCCTATATGTCTTAACATATTAACTTGACTAGATATAACTCCATAATCTCTTGCTGTACTATCAACAATCACACCTAGTCTGCCTTTTAAATAAGTATCCATTTGTTTTCCAGCAAATTGTTTTGCACCTTTTCTAATAATATCTCTAAAGTATGCTTCTTGGTCAGGCATTTTCATAGACATACCTAACTTTCTTAAATCTTTTTCAAACTTAACATCTGAATTAACAAGTTTTAATCCTGTACCAGCAAAGGCACTAGCAGTTACAAAAGATTTTCCTGAACCAGGACCACCTGCAAGAAAAAATGCTTTGAAGATACCTGGATCGTAAACACCTTCGTTAATATATTCTCTAACTTCTTTAATAGTTTTTTTCATTATCCTTTTACCCAATCTTTTGCAATTGTAAAGTTTGCTCTACTAAATTCTAATCTATCTACAAGTTTAACAGCACCTGCTTTTCTATCTACTGCAACAAATCCTTCTGGATTAGTTACTCTATAACCATTAGGTGTTCTAATAAAATGTCCTATTGATTGTATCTGTGATAGTTTTTGTATTAAAAAATTCTTTGCATTTGCTAAACTCACGTGAGAGGCAATAGCAAAATATAAAGCAGTTCTATTTCTATCTATAAATCTCAAACCATCTTTCTTTGCCTGAATATATTTCTCTTTACCTTTAGCAGTTTTTCTATCAGAAATTTCTGCTGTTAAAATTTGATCGTAATATTCTCTAAACATATCTTGTAAAGTTTTAACCTTACCCATATGCCCTTGTGTGTTTCTAATATAATGATTGAAAAATGATTTTAACCTAAACCCTACTGATAAAGGATCGTTTGATTTCATTACATTTAATAATGAGGATGCTTTTGATAATGAACCTTGTGCCATTCTTATTAGTCCATCAAATCTTGCTAACTCTCCAGATGTAAATGTAGATGAACCAGATGTATCAGTATAACCTGCACTTGCTAAATAAACTGCTGATGAACCTGACTTACCTCTTATTGTTCCAAACCCAGCAGATAAACTATTCATAGTTTTGCCTGAATAGAAAGTATGAAATACAATTCCTATTCTTGCTCTTCTTATTTGTCTGCCTAAACTAGAGTTTATAGGTACTGCATATGTAATAGTGTTAGGTGTAAAAGTAATCATCTTTTCGCCATCAATAGCAGCAGCTTTTATATCACCTTTAGTAAATAATAAATCACCTTGATAGACACCTCTAATACCTAATCTTTTTAAATCTTTTAAACACGCCATTAATTTTTGTGCAACAGGTCCACTATGATTACTCATAATATCTCCTGGTGTATAATTGATTTTAGGTTTTTTATTGAAGACTGATTTTGTACCGACAAAGAATTTGCCGTTCTCAGGATTTGTGCCACAGATTATAGCAGGAGCGCCGTCCCACTTGACTGACATATTAACTCTTCCACCAGAAGAACCAGCTAGCATATTTCTAACTGACTTTAAAAATGCAACAGCATTTTCTCCACCTGCTGAACCTCTATTGATTATATCATCTTCTAGGTGTTCTAGGTGCGTATTCTTTTCTGTGGTAATAAAACCTTTAAAACTAAACATTTCTCTCCAATTTGTTCCATTAATATAATCTCACATTTTCCATATAAATCAACTAATACTATTTATAATACTTAATCTCTAGTATATTTTAATAAAGAAGCCGTTAGAATCATCTATTTTTTTAGCACCGTTTATCATCTTATTCATAATACCAGATAAATCTTTTTTATTTTTTACAAAAAAGTGCATTATTTTTAAACCTTGAATCTTCATAACCATATTTTCAGCAATATCCATATTAGATTTTGCAATATTAATTATATTAACATACTCTTTATAACTTAAAGATTTTTCATTATTAACTTTTGAGTCTTTAATAACGGTTTCATACATCTTATAAGTTTCTTTACATTTATTTTCATCAAAATTTGAAAATGGTTCAGGTGTACCAAAGTATTTTATACTATTAATTCTAGCATCCTTGTATTGATCCATAACACTATCAACCACTTTCGTAGGAATTTTTCCTAAACGACCTCCTGATGGTGTACCATCGGATGTAATTTCAGTTTGTGCAGTACCATAACCGTGAGGAAATCCTCTAACTTGTAAATTAATTTGCTTTTTTGTGTCTTTATTATTAAAGGTAAATAAACCTATTTCTTTACCTTCGGTAGTTAAGTTACAATTAAATTTTGCTATTTCAATATCGTAATCTGACACCTTAATTGTACCTGGTACATTTGTATAATCTACATTTGCTTTTTCTGAAATCAATTGTTTAAGAGAGATTGGATAAAGCACTTTTTTCTTATAAAGTTTATACAATTTATCATTAAACATATTAACTAATCCATCTGAAACATCATAAGTTTCTATTACTTTTTTCAAATCGTTAATTATTTTCACTCTAGCATTTTTACTAATTATATAAACATCTGCTGGATTCCAAGAATCTTGTTTTGAGATATTTGCTTTATTTAAAAATGCTTTAATAGTAGATCCAAAATTTGATTTATCGGTAGCGTCGTGGATAATATCAAAATTATTTAAAGATCCTACAATCTTTTTAACTGCTGGGCGTGTGTATTGAAATGTGTCATACCAAGCAGCAAAAGCGTCTGCATTATCTTTGAATATAGATTGTCCTGTATCTTTAGCAGTTTTAATATCTTTTTTCAAAGACATTACGGTTGCTAACTCGCCTGCGTCTGCTAGTTTTTTACCTAAAGCATTCCTTGATTGACCACCCATACCTGAAAATGGTGCTTTATCAATATCTACAAATGTAAAATATTTTTTACCTTCATTGAATATAGGAGCGTGCTTATTGTTAGGATAAAGTATCTTACTATACTTTTGAAAATTTGTTTGTACTTTTTCTAACATATCAATCTCTTTAGTTTTTTTAAACAAGTAGGACTTGCCGTCTTTTACTCTAATTTTCGTGCCTTTTTTAATTTTGGCTACGATAGATATGATATATTTTGATTTAGATAAATCTGCTTTGCTAAATATTGCCATAGTTCTCTCTCTATAACATATTTATAAGGTGGTGTCAAGCTCTAATCCAAAACATTTTGGGTATACCACCAGAGTTTTTCCATACTTGATTCTTATTCTGAAAGTCTGCTAATTTCTGTGCGTCTTCTTCAAAAAAGTATTCAGCAATAGTAGCCTTATTAGGGTGTTCTATTACTTGCCATAATATCTTACGGCCTTTCTTTTTCATCTTAACTTTGTAAGATAATTGCTCATAGTCTTTATCTGATTTAGGTCTTCTATCACCTCTATGAAATCTTACTTTTTGTTTTCTAGGCATTAGTCTCCTTTCTGAAGTATGTATTAAAACTTACTATTATTCTTTCTGTACTCATATTTTTATCTTCACCTGATCCGTGTGCTAACCAACTCGGCCACATTAATAACAATCCTGGTTCGGGTGTAATACACATATCATCATCACACTTAACATATATGTTATTAGGATTTTGAAAATATAACTTACTACTTTTGTCATCTACTTGTAAAAATATTATACCAGAAATAATTGAGTCTGGATGCCTATGAAAATTTAATGTACTATGTTCTCCTTGTACATTACACCAAGAATTAGTAATCTCTAAATTAGGAAAAAAAAGTTTTTCTTCTACTCTATGTTTTACTGAATTATGATTATTTAAAAAACCTCTTTTAGGAGTAAAAGTTGATTTTGCATTACCTACAAGAGCATTATGGTCTGTCAAGTCTTCTTTTTTTATAGACTTTATTAAACGCTCTATAGCACCACCTTTTAAAAAATTATATTGGGCGTGTATATTTGTTTGAAAGGCATTTAATTTTATCATTTTTTATTCCAATAAGTATTAAATGCTATAATAATTCTTTCTTTACTTTTGTTTATTGTTCTACCTGATCCGTGCATTAAAAAACTTGGCCACATTAATAGTAAACCAGGTTTAGGTTGTATTTCAAAAATTTGTCCTTCCATAGAAGTAGGATTTTGAAAGACTAATTTACTACTATCATCATCTACTTTTAGA